CGTGAGCCGGATCATCTTTAGGGACTGGGAAGCGAGCAAGAGAAAGGTACAGGCTCGAATCGCCGGGCAGCTCGTCGGGAATATGGAGGCGGTGGGGGTCTTTGTCGAACGTGAGGCGCAGAGTAACGCGCCCGTGTGGCGCGGTATCCTCAAGGGCGACATCACACACACGGTCGGAGCGCACGGAGACGTGATCGAGGGGATCGTGGGAGTAAAAAAGCGGACGTTCTGGGCGATCTTTGTCGAGCGGGGAACCAAGAAGATGGCGGCGCAACCGTTTCTGCGGCCGGCGGTGTTCGACAACGGGAAGACGATTCTCAAGATGCTGAGGGGCGAGTAGCGTGGGCGCGATCACGGAAGCGCTATACGAGCGGTTGGCCGGCGACTTGACGCTGGCCGGGCTGCTGGCCACCTATGGCGGCGAGCCGGCGGTGTTCAGCACCGACCCGCCACCGGGCGATGCGACCCTCCCCTACGTCGTGGCCGCCGGCCACGTGAGCCAGGAGGCGTACGACACCAAAACGACGCGGGGGCTGACCGTCCGGCGCGATGTGCGCTGCTATGCCAAGGCGGACGGGTCAGTGGAAACGATAGAGGCAATCGCGGAGCAGGTGTGGGCTCTGCTGCACCGGTACACATTGGCAATAGTTGGGTACGAAACGTGGGTGGTCGAATGCACGGGGCCGATCCGCGCGGACGATGATGACGCCTATGGACGCGTGATCACCGCGCGAATGGTCATTGTGAAAACAGTGGAGGAAGGATCATGAACGGCGCTGATGTATTGGTGCTGATCGAGGGCAATCTGGTTGGGTCGCAGCGGGACGTCTCCTTTGATGACTCGAACGACGTCATTGACGTGTCGAGCAAGAACAGCCGAGCGCGCCGGGTCGACTATGGCCGGTACTCGTCCACCGTGTCGATGGACGCGCTCTATGTGCCGACGGACACCGCCTATATCGCCCTGAAGGCGGCCGAGCGCGCTGGGAACAAGGTGCAGCTCATGCGGCAGGAAGAGGGCACGATCCTGGAGAGCGCGATGGCGGTGATCGCCAGCATGAGCGAGGCGGCGCCCGACCAGGACGCAGTGACCGTCGCGATCTCGTTCGAGATCGACGGCGAATGGGAGAGCGGTAGCTAATGACCAAGGGAGCGAGGGGAGAAGCGCTTTTGACCGTTGGTGAGCAAGAGTACCCGATCCTGTTCAGCAACCGAGCACTGGCGGAAGCGGAGCAACGGACGGGGAAATCGATTTTGCTCCTGGCGAGAGATGCCGGTAACGGCATCTTGGGGGTTGGCGAAACAGCCATGCTGCTGCTCACCGGCATGGAGACGGGCCGCAAGGACGCCAAGCTGCCGGGCAAGCGCTACGAGGCCAAGGACGCCTACGACCTGTTGGACCAAGCGGGGTTCGCTGCGGTCGCCGCTGCGGTCTATGAGGCGATCGCTGCGGTGCTGGCCTACGATCCCGAGGAAGGGGAGGAGGAGGACGGCGAGGAGCGCCCTCCTCAATAAGCGGCCAGGCGACCGAGGCTCCTGCGAGCTCGACTGAGCAGTGGGATTGGGACATGCTGCTGCGGGACGCGCTCAAGGCGGGGCTAAGTGTGGCCGAATTCTGGGCGCTGACCCCACGGGAGACGTCTCAGGTCCTGAGATCCGCGACCTGGCGATGGCAGCACGAATACGACCGCGATACGCGGCTGGCCTGGCATATGGCGGCGCTGCAGCGGAGCAAGCGGCTCCCCCCGCTCAGGACCCTGCTGAGCACGTTCAAGACGCACAAACTCAAGGGCGAGGAACTGGCCAAGCGCAAGGCCGAGCATGAAGAGCTAAAGAGGAAGATGCTGGATGCCAGGCGGCGGTGAGGAACTAGGCCCAGTACAAATACCGATTCGGGCCACCTTGGACAAGCTAGACCAGGACCTTGATGCTGCCAAGAAAAAGATAGATGGCAGCTTTGGTAAGAGCTTGGCCAAGATAGGCAAGAGTGTCGCCAAGATCGGCGGGGCGGCCGTGCTTGGTGGCGCTGCTGCAATCGTGGCCTTGGGCAGCGGGGTCCTCAAGCTGGCCAGCGATACCAAAGAGATCCCGATTATCGCCGCATCGTTCGAGAATCTGGGCGGGTCGCTAAAGGCAATGCACGAGGGCTCGCTGGGCATGGTCGGCGATGTCGAGCTGATGAAGTCCTACAACTCGGCGGCGAGCCTGGTCTCGAAAAGTTTTGCGCAAGAGCTGCCTGGCGCCATGGGCATGCTGAGCAAAGTGGCGGCCAGCACCGGCCAGAATATGAACTACCTGATCAACTCCCTGGTGACAGGTGTTGGCCGTGTACAGCCCCTCATCCTAGATAACTTACAGGTACAGGTAACGCTAGCCGACGCCACGAAAGAGGCGGCGGCGATGTTCGGCGTCGAGGCGAGCGCATTGACCAAGGCGCAGACTCAGGCTGGCATGATGGCTGTGGTCATGGAAAAACTGCGCGAGAATACGGCTGGCATGCCCGAAGTGGCCGGTACTGCGGCGCAGAAGATGGAGGCGCTCAAGACAACGCTCTCGAACCTCAAGGACAAAGTTGGGGTCGCCCTGATCCCCGTCCTGGAAGCCCTGATCGTTCCGCTGGGAGAGCTGGCGACAAAGTACGGACCAAAGGTCATCGAGTTCGCGATTCTGTTTGGCGGATTCCTAACCGAGCGGGTGGTGCCCGCCGTAGCTACAGCAGTGCAGTGGCTCGGGGATAACCTGCCGGCGGCCATAGAGACGCTAAAGGAGACGTGGGATAACCTACGGGAGACGGCGCAGTCGAGCGTCAGATTCATCGAAGACAATACGCCCGTGGTGGTCGGGCTGGCCGCCGCGATTCTTACGGTGGCGATCCCTGCTTTTGTATCGTGGGCGGCGACCATCATTGCGACGGTGATCCCCGCTTTCATTGCTTGGGCAGGAGCGGCAATTACCGCGGGGATAGCTACTGTGACGGCCATGGCCCCGATCATTCTGTTAGCGGTGGCCATAGGCGCCGCGGTGGCACTGTTCGCGGCCGCCTGGCAGAACGACTGGGGCGGGATTCGAACGGCAATCACTGCGGCCTGGGAAGGGACCATCAAGCCCGCCTTTGAGGGAATAGCCAATTGGCTGGGCAATGTCCTGCCCAAAGTCGTCGGCATATTCGTCCAATACTGGGGACTGCTATGGGACGGCTTTAAGACCGCCTACACGTTCGTGCAGGAGATACTGGGCAAAGTTGGCGTCAAGATCCCCGACATTGATTCGTCAGCTATAGATGAGTTTGTCTCCGGAGCCCTGACCAAGATCGAGGGCTTTGGACAGCGCGCGAGTGAAATCCTCTCCAACGTGGGCCAGGCATCTGTAGACATCGTCTCGCCCGACTTGGCCCCACTCTCAGAAGCCCTCACCCAGCAATACGCGCAGATGTACGGCGCCGCACAGACAGGCCAGAGGCAGCTCTCAGAAGGTCTTACCCAGCACTATGCCCAGATGTACGGGACCGTGCAGGCAGGAGAGACCCAGCTCTATGATGCTCGAGTAGCTGCGCAGGAACAGGTGGCCCAAGCCACACTAGCAGCGCAAGCTGCAGGGCTGGGCGAACAAATCGCCCTGGCGCAGACCCATGGCGAGCAGCTGGTGGCTCTGGAGAGCGACTATAACGCTCAGATCGCCGAGAGCCAGTTCAGCAACAATCTGAAGCTGCTGCAAAACATCCAGGAGTATGAGGCTACGCGGGCGGCATTGCTAGAGGCCGGCCAGACGGAAAAGGCCAAAGGGCTGGCTGCCTCGCACCATGACGAGTTGGATGAGATGGAGCGGGCCAACGGTTTGAACGCGCAACTGGCGGAGCGCAAATATCTCCAAGAGCGTATGCAGATGATGCAGGCTCAAGCGGCGGAAATGCAGGAGCTGCGCAATCAGACCATCCGCGTCCAGGCAGAGAAGCTACGCCAGGCAGTGATCGAGGGAATGATAGGGCAGGAATCGGCCAATCAGCAGCTAGCAATCCTGTACGCGGGCACCGATAAGCGCATGAAGCGCGAAAAGGAGGTAGCTGATAAAGAGGCCGAGATCGCCGAGATGTTGGCCCTGGGCAAGATCGACGCAGCGCGGGCCGTGCAAGATAGTCTCATCGCTCTGCGTAATGAGGATCTGGCTGCCGCAGAGGCCGCCAAGAAAGCAGCAGAGAACGCGTTCAAGGATTTCAAGATCACCCTGCCCCCTCTGCCACCGATCGACGTGGGACCGTTCGCGCAATCCAGAGGATCAGTGGCATCAGCAGCGCAGAAGGTGGTCAAGCCCGCAGAGGAAAAGCTGGTCGCGGTCATTGGCGGCATCAATGAGTCTATCGATCTCGCCCTCCAGGCCATTGGCAAGCTGGCCCACCTGAAATTCCCCGAGGGAGTACAAGAGAACTTTCGCAGGCTAGGCCAATTCATCACCACTGGCGTCTCCATTCTCTATGAGGCGGTCAAGCCGGTGAGCTCCAAAGTGGCCGAGCTGATGGATCGCACTATCGGCTCCATAGCCAAGAGCGTGGACAGCTTTGTCAAGTTCGCCGAGCTAAAGCAAGTGTTTGCGACTCCTCCCAAGATGGAGAATGCCCAGGCCTGGATGGATGGGTTTATAGGAGTAGTAATCCAGCTCATGGGCGCGGCTGAGCAGGCACTGGCTGGACATGGCGGCGGCCAACGCGGATATAACGAGATCAAGCGGCTACAAAAGACCATCCGCAAGTTCGAGAAGATGTTCTCGATCATCACCATGGATTACTCTCAGATCCAGCAGATCGAATTGCCGGACATGGCTACATGGGGTGCGCGGTTCAAGGAGCTGTTCATCACGCTGGTGCAGAGCATCTATGAGCTGCGCTTGATTCTCGGCAAAGGCCGGATAGAGCAGGTCGGAGCCCTGGTAGCGCCGTTTAAGAGCATGTTAGAACTGGTATTGACCGATATGTCCGACCTGGAGAAGCGCAGGATACCGGAGGGGCTGCCGGCCCACTTTGCCGATCTCAAAGCCGTGCTTGTCCAGGCTTTGGAGACACTCCAATCCATAGAGACAGATTTTGGCTTGCCCGCGATCGCTGCGGCGATGGTCATAGCCGAAAATATGAAGACCATCCTGGGGCTGGGCGGGGCGCTAGATTTCGACAAGCTGGCGCCCAGTGGGAGCGCGACGTTCGAGGCGGACGTAGACAAGCATTTCGAGCAGCAAGAGTACGTGGGCGCGTCGGCGATGGGCTGGATGGGACGCATCTCTGAGACGTGGCGCAAGGCGCTGGTCGCGGCGCAGCCCGTGATCGAGAACGTCAAGGGGGTGCTGGGGCTGGGTGGGGCGGTAGATTTCGAGACGCTGGTACCCAGTGGGAGCGCGACGTTCGAGGCGGACGTAGACAAGCATTTCGAGCAGGTCGAATACGTGGGCGCGGCGTCGATGGGCTGGATGGGACGCATCTCTGAGACGTGGCGCAAGGCGCTGGTCGCGGTGCAACCGGTGATCGAGCACATCAAGGCGGTGCTGGGGCTGGGTGGCAACGATCTCGATAGCTATGTGCCGGCCAAGTCAGCCACGTTTGAGGCGGACGCCACGACCCACTTTGAGCAGATCGAGTACGTGGGCGGGCTGGTGGTCGGTTGGCTGAGCGGGATATCGGAGCCGTGGCGCAAGGCGCTCGAGACGCTGGGGCCCGTGGCCGACAACATCAAGCAGGTGTTCGCGATCACAGAGGTGGGGACGGACGTGGAATATGTGGACGCGGACACGTTCATCGGCCGGATAGTGAGTCACCTCAATGCGATGATCGCCGGCGTGCCGCTGATCAAGAGCGCGATCGAGACGATCAAGGGGCTATGGGACAATGTGACCGCGATGGCCGAGGACGCCGGGCTGTCGGAGACGATCACAAAGTTCTTTGGCATCCTCGACCTGGCCAAGACTTTTGAAGAGCTGCAGGTGGTGAAAAAGGTCGGCAAGGACGAACGGCGAACGGCGTTGAGCAATGTGATCAGCAACTTTGTGGAGCAAATGGTGACCGCGGCGCCTCTGCTAAAGGATGGCCTGGCCAAGGTGGAGGCACTATTCGATGGGGCGCTCGAGTCGAGCACGGCCATCGCCGAAAAGCTGGCGAAAGTGTTCGGGGCGCTAAGCAAGGCGGTCAAGTCCGGCATCGAGATGACGACGACAGAGGGATGGAACCTGGACGCTGTGCTGCAGCTCATTGATGACCTGGCCCTGGCAGCCACAGCGGTGAATGGGATCCAACTGCCGAGCCTGGGCGCTGGCGGCGGGAGCCCACTGGTGGGCCTCGACTCGACGGGCGGCGCGGACGGGATGCGCGACGCCGTAAAGCAGGGCATTGCTGAGGGATTGCGAGATAGCGTGATCAGCATCGAGCTGACGCTACGACAGGAACAATCGGAGCGGAAAAAGTTTTCCGCGCGACTGGGGCGGCTGGAGCGGATCATGGCTACGATGGTAACGCGGTGGGAGGCCGGCGGCGCATGACCGAGTATCTAAAGTGGAACGGGGCCACGCTCTGGGAAGATGATGGCTCGACGCCTAACTATGTGCTCGCGGCGGAAAAGGACCTGAACGGTCGGGTCAACACCATCGAGACGTTGGGCGACAGGTCCCAGAACCTGTATCGCGACACCGTGTCAGAGACACGCGCCTATACCGTGGTCATACGGATTCCGTTGACGGCGGGGCAAACGCTGACAGGCCTCAAGGCGGCGTGGGACAGATGGCACTCACGGGCGCTGGGCGAGAAGGTGCTCGAGCGAGAGACCGAGACCGGCAACGTGCTGCAGCTCGACGCAGTGGCCGAGACGCCACAATGGGATGAGGAAGGACCCACGCACGCGCAAGTGACGCAGGTCTACACGGCAGCGCGACCATTCTGGCGATCGACGAGCGAGAGCAATGCGAGCGCCAACTATAACGGGGCTGGGCCCGTGAATCTGGCCTGCAACAACACGGGGGATCTGCCAAGCTGGGCGCGGTTCGTGCTCGACGGCGCGGTAGAAGATCCCAAGATCGCCTATGGCGACGAGTGGAAGATCGAGTTTGGCATTGACCTCGCTGCCGGCGACGAATTGGCCCTCATCTGCCGGACGCCGGCGAGCGCATGGTACACACCAGCTGCCGGCCCTGCGGAGCCGGTATACGGCTATCGCACCTTCGCCTCATCATTCCGCAAGGCCAAGCTCGCGACAGGGAATCACAACCTGGTGCTGACGGCGACCGCCGGGGCCGGGCTTGCCACGGCCTATTGGTACAACCTCTATGAGTCGCTGCAATAATGCCATATGAAAACGGCGTGTGGCGGCCGCACCGTTGGGAAGACTATGAGATCGAGCTGATCGATGGCTCGCGTGACACCATCGGGCTGCTCGATGAGGCCGTGGGCGCGAGCATCGACTGGGGCGTGTTCGGGTATGGCACGGGCGCGATGGCGCTGCACATCCAGAGCGATCGCGCCACGGACCTGCTGACCCTGAGCCAGTTCTATTTCCGCTT